AACTGGCAAAGGATACACCACCGGATAAATGTTATGAACCGATACCTCATGAGAAAGGTGGTAACATGAAATTGCCTATGGGTTGTTTCTTTTGTAATCACAAGGTTGAATGTCATGCTGACACGAACGAAGGAAAAGGTTTGCGATTGTTTCAATATGCAAAGAGCAAAGTTTATATGACAAAGGTTATAAAAGAACCAAAGGTTGAAGAGATTGCTGTAATTGCGTGATAATAAATAAGAGTTGTAAATGAAAATAAAATTAAAAAAATCAGAACTTTCTAAATTAAATCAATATGCTTCTTTAAGATGGCAATTATGCAGAGTATCTGGAGTGTTTAATCAGCGAAAAGATAATTCTAGGAGTGATGATGATGTTGATAAATTAGGATTAAAAGGAGAATTTGTTGTTAGTAAACTTTTTAATATTAATTTTAATCCATCTTTAATAGGAATAGATGATGGATGTGATTTGTGGATTAATGAAATATCAATTGATGTTAAATCAACTTTTTATGAGAATGGTAAGTTACTTTTTAAATCACCAGACGCATTTAAATCTGATATTTCTATCTTAGTTTGTCAAATAAATGAAGAAATTTATAAGGTTGCAGGTTGGATTACAAAAGATTTTTTTATAAAAAATTTTACATCTTTTAATGGTAGTTCCGGAGTTTGTTTAGAACAAGATAAACTTTTTAAAATTGAAAAACTTTGGCTTCATTTAAAACAAAAAGAGTTATCGGTAGTAGAATGAAACTAATAATTTTATTTTTATTTGTATTCAGTTTAAATGGTTGTGCATTCATGGTTGCAAAAGAAACAGCAAAGGTTGTTAATATCGTTACAGAGACAGATAAAAATCCTAATAAGAAAGAAAAGATTTTAAAGAATAAAGAAAAGAAAAAGAAATCACAGAATCAGAGAGCAAGGGAATTTTATTGTAGTAAGGTAAAAGACCCTATAAAATGTGAGGAATTACAACAATGACGAAGATGGATAAGTTCTATGCTATTTTTGGATGTATTGGAATTGCGGTAGTTATGGGTATGCTTTTATATTTATTAATTAGTTGGGGTTTAAAATTTTTTATTTAATAAAATGAAAAACATAATTTTATTATTGTTGTTAATGGTAGTGAGTGGTTGTTCTTCTACTAAAACTACTACTGTTCTTGATACTCCTAATGGAGAAATTATAATTACGGATTTACCTTTATTAGATGAATAGAAAGAAAATAAAAAAGATAAGAAAGAAAGCAAGGAGCATTCTTGTTGAATGGTTGCAGTCATTGGTAGAGGATGAGGAAAAGAAAAAGATTAATGAAAAGAATTTATTTAAAATGATGCCGGAGCAAACACACTACTGGTTTCAAAATCAATTACGATTAAGTGCGTGGTCTTATAAATGGGTTATAAAATATTTAAAACAAAATCCGGACTTAACCTTTAAGGAATTACATGACACGATATACAACAAGGGATAAGTATCGTTCCAAGTTTGAAACGAGAGTCATAACAAAATTAAAACGAAGACGAGTAAAATTTATCTATGAGAAAGAAAGATTATACTTTATTCAACCGGCAATAGAAAGGAGTTATCTTCCGGATTTATATTTTCCACAGACAAATATTTATGTGGAGTTAAAAGGTTTATTCACATTGGATGACAGAAAGAAACATCTATGGTTACAAGAGGATGAAAACTCTGACTATGATATTCGTTTCTGTTTTCAAAATGCAAAGAATAAAATAAGAAAAAATTCTAAAACAACTTATATAGATTGGTGTAAAAAACATGAGTTCAGATGGTGTGAAAAAGAAATCCCAAGAAAATGGATGGTCAAAATTGTACGAAAAAGATAAGGCATACATAATGTTATCTTCCGTTGGTGTGGGTAAGACTAAAAAAATAGAAATTGAGTTTGTTAATGTCTCTGATGACACACAGATATTAACTCTTGGTGCAGGGGTGCATTGGTTTTGTAAAAACAATATGGCTCTGTGTCATTATATTGGAATGAGGGAATTGGAATTAGAAATGTTTGGAAAGGGGGGAGCAGTTGGAAAACCTAAAAACTAAAACAATATTAGAGACTGCTATAAAATTAGTTAGTGGTCAACGACATACGGATTATGGAGACAAGGTAGAGAACCATAAAAATATTGCAAGTCTTTGGTCTGCCTTTTTAGATAAAACCATAACACCACATGATGTGGCTATTATGATGTGCCTATTAAAGATAGCACGAACAAAACTTGGAGCAGTCAGCGAAGATACTTATCATGATGGGTCTGCTTATATGGCAATTGCAGGGGAGTGCAAATCACATGAGCAAGATTAAAATAGATTTAGAAAGAGATGATAACATAACACCATTTGGTATCGCAACAATACAAGACAGATACCTTATTGAAAATGAAACTTCACCGCAACACGCATTTGCTAGGGCATCAAAGTATGTATCAACCTATCATGGCAAGGTGGATTGGGATATGGCACAGCGAATGTATGAGTACGCAAGTAAACAATGGTTTGGATTTTCCTCACCCATACTTTCCAATGCCGGTACAAAAAAAGGTTTACCTATTTCTTGTTTCCTTAATTATGTTCCGGACAGCAGGGAAGGTTTAAGTGAACATTATAACGAGAACATTTGGTTGGCAAGTAATGGTGGTGGTATTGGTGGTTATTGGGGAGCAGTAAGAAGTGATGGAACAGCAACAACGCATGGTTCAAAGTCAACCGGTTCAATTCCTTTTATTAAAGTTGTTGACAGTCAAATGTTAGCATTCAATCAAGGTACAACAAGACGAGGAAGCTATGCAGGATACATGGACATATCACACCCAGAGATAGAAGAGTTTTTATTCATGCGTAAGTCTTCCGGTGGTGACGCAAACAGAAAATGTCTTAACCTTCATCATGGCATTAACATAACTGATAAGTTTATGGATGCAGTATCAAAGAATATAGATTGGGATTTAATAGACCCTCATTCAAATGAAGTTATTAAGTCTTTGAATGCAAGAAATTTATGGAGAATGATTTTGGAAACAAGACATGAAACCGGAGAACCTTATCTTCATTTCATTGATACATCCAACAGATATTTACCGGACAAACAAAAGAAACTTGGATTAAAAGTTAATCAATCAAATTTATGTAGTGAAATAACTCTTGCAACAGCAGAGGATAGAACTGCTGTCTGTTGTCTATCAAGTGTTAATCTAGCCAAGTATGATAAGTGGTCTAGCTCTCCGACATTTATACCGGACATGGTACGAATGCTGGATAATGTGCTGGAACATTTTATTCTTGCTGTCTATGATTTTTCTTTTGATATGGAAGGAAACATTAAGGACATAGTTATAAAGGAAAGCATGACCGGATTTGAAAGAGCAGGATATAGTGCGTTCAAAGAACGAAGCATTGGACTAGGTGCTATGGGATTTCATACTTACTTACAGAAATTAAACATACCATTTGATAGTGATATGGCAACCGGACAGAACATGAAAATGTTTAAATACATTAAGGAAAAATCTGTTGAGACTTCAAAGAAATTGGCGATAGAAAGAGGAGAAGCACCGGACATGGAAGGTACGGGTATGCGTCACGCACACTTGTTAGCCATTGCCCCTAATGCCACCTCATCCATTATTTGTGGTGGTACAAGTCCATCCATTGAACCTATACGAGCAAATGTTTATTCTCATAAAACTTTAAGCGGTACATTTCAAGTACGCAATAAACATTTACATGAACTCTTTAAAGTAAAGTGGGAAGAGTCAGAAGACTTGCAAAAAGAATATGATAATGATTATGTTTCCTTTAAAGATAAAGTATGGAAACATATTAGTGAACATCATGGTTCAGTAAAACATTTAAAATTTTTAACAGAGTGGGAAAAGAGTGTGTTCAAGACTGCTGATGAGATAGACCAACATTGGATAGTGGAACACGCATCACAGCGACAACAATATATTTGTCAAGCACAGTCAGTCAATTTATTTTTTGTTGCCCCACCTATACAGTCTTCTCAAGATGACCACAATAATTTTTTACGATATTCCAACAAGGTTCACTTCGAAGCTTGGAAGAAAGGATTAAAAAGTTTATATTATTTGAGAAGTCGTGAAGCAAAGAGTGCTGAAAATATTAACCTTAAAGTAAAACGAATTAAACTTGATGAAGAAATGTTAGAAAAGGAGTGTTTATCATGTCAAGCGTAACAGAAAATTTATTAACGGAAAGGACTTATTACAAACCCTTTGAATATCCTTGGGCTTTTGATTATTATATCATTCAGAACCAATTGCATTGGCTACCGGAAGATGTACCCATGCATGAGGATGTAAAGGATTGGAATACAAAAATTACACCTGCTGAAAAGAATTTACTGACACAGATATTCAGATTGTTTACACAATCAGATGTTGATGTTGGTGCAGGATATTATGAAAAATATATTCCGGTGTTTAAAAAGCCGGAGTTAAGAATGATGATGGGTTCATTTGCAAACATTGAATCTGTTCATCAACACGCATACTCATTGCTGTTAGATACAGTAGGTATGCCGGAGTCAGAGTACAAAGCATTTGCCAAGTATGAGGAAATGTCAGCCAAGCATAACTATATACAAAAGTTTAATGTGAGTGATAAGAAAAATAAATTAAAACCTTTGGCAAAAGCAATTGCAGTTTATTCTGGATTTACAGAAGGACTGCAATTATTCTCTAGCTTTGCCATACTGATGAACTTTCAACGATTTGGAAAGATGAAAGGTATGTGTAAGATAGTGGATTATTCCATTAGGGATGAGTCTCTTCATGTTGAGGGCATGACAAAAGTATTTCGTACTCTTATCAAGGAGAACATTCACATATGGACTGATGATTTCAAGAAAGAAATATATCAGATATGCAGGGAAATGGTTATCCATGAGGACAACTTTATTGAATTGGTATTTGAAATGGGGGATATACAAGGACTAACATTAGAAGAAATGAAACAATATAATCGTTATATTGCTGATAGAAGACTGTTACAACTAGGATTGAAACCTAATTATAATGTCAAAGATAATCCTTTATCGTGGTGGGATGAAGTGATTGGAGTTGAACACCAAAACTTTTTTGAGGGGAGGGCATCATCCTACGCCAAAGCCAGTATCAAAGGAAACTGGTCCAGTGTATTTGATGATGTAGAAATGAGCTGATGTGCCTAATAAAAGACATAAAGAAGCTACGATATTTTCGTATACCTTACTAATAAATAAAGAAGGAAAGCTCGAAACTGAAATAACCTCTTTACCCATTGAGGATGAAGAGGTTATGATAAAGTGTTTTAAAATTCGGGAGGAACGAAATTTTTATATTAATCTTGTTTCTGAAGCTAGACGAAAACTTAAACCTATTCACGAATGGTTAAAGAAGTATTTAAATTCTATTACTTAGATTTCCGGTTTCTTTTATTCCATCTTAAATGCCACGCCCAATTACTGACCTTGCCACAATAGACTTCACAAAAATTTAAGAATCTATCTTTCAAATATTTATACATTATTTCTTAACAAGACTTCCCCCAAAGTATAGTCCTATTATTGCTGACATTAAGTGAGTATCAAGTGGTGTAATAACAACACCAAAGAACTCCTTGTCCATTACGATTTCTTTCTTTTCTATAAGGAATAGAAATCCATTTGTAAATTCTGTCCATGTAAGGAAGACACTTGTATCAAAGAATACCGGAACTAATTTAGGATAGGCAATGATAAAGAAGACTGCCGTTAAAGCAATGATTCTTCTTGTCCATTGAAATCCCTTGTTGTCATACTGCCTTGCCTTTTCAATAGCTTCCATTTGAAACTTACCTCGAGCAAGAAGCATCTTTTGTTCCGCTTGTTTTGCCTTTATGCTCTGACCCCAGATAGACATAAATCCACCCAGTAAGCTAGAACCTAGCATTGTAATCATTTCTACCGGCAGTCCGCCTAACATTTTATTAAACTCCTAATTATTTATAATAAAGTTTTCCAAACAATAAGGAGAACA